AAGTTTTCCGTTCGTGTTTATAAAACCTAAAGGAGCAGCATTCGGAATGGCTCCTGCGGGACGTGGATTTTCAGACTCACGAGCATACAATTTAAATGAAATATTAAACTCTAGAGTACCTAAACAATACGAAGTAAATAGTGCAGCTGGCAACCCACAACCACCATGGACTTTAACCATGAACCCAGGAATAACAGATACTTTGGGTTTAAATTTAAAAGAAGAAGACGAAGAGAAAAGAAAAGAATACACATCATATCCTAAAAATTTTGCTATGATGCCTGTTGGTAAGTTTAGGATTATAGATTCTGAAGGTGGTTGTCCTCCAGACTGGGACGATACAGGATCGGATACCTCATCCACAGATTTTTATTTTGGTGGCAAAGTGGTTCAAATGTATAAAATACCAAGAAAATCTTTAACTGGTATAGTAGGAGCCACAGGAGAATATATTAATAAGTTAGAATCTATTATAGACGGAGAAACCATATATCAAAATCCTACAGAATATCTGTATATGTTTGATGCAGAGAATGCACATGACGGTATTTGTACAGATTGTGGTTCTGAGGTGTAATATATAATTAAAAATGTCTATGTTTCCATACAATTCAGAGTCCGATGAGTATTATTACCCTCCATCAAAAAAGAATATAACTTCTTTTCAAGAGGATCAAAAATACCAATGCATGAGTCCGTACGGGCCTGTGAGCAATGCTAATTGTCCTGCTGATTTTCCGTATTGTAATTGTAATAATAGATTACTTACAGATTCTACTTTAAATCCGGGATCAGTAGAATACACGGATAAAGAACTAGCACAGTTGTTAAATTCAACCAAAGAATGTGATTTAATTCAACAAAAATTAGGTTATTCTTGGTTTGGAATAGATTATTCTGAACCACATTCTCCTTATAATTGTATTTGTTTTAAAAGTGGTTCTGGCACTTCAAACAACGATTATAAGGATATTCCTCCATTAACAAATGATTGGAAAAAATATGTAGAAATTAAAGATGATAATGTTGCTGGTGAGCCACCGACACCATCAGACTGTCCCAAAGATCCTGAGACAGGAGAAGACTTAGGAGCGTGCTGTAGTAGTTTTGGTGATGGGTGTTTTTCTAGCACTGCTGCTATATGTCAAGGTCAAGGCACATGGAATCTCTGTAAAAATTGTAGTGAAGTTAATTGTGTACAAAATTTGGTTGAATCAGTATCACCTGTTCAAGAATTAGGAAATGCCACTACGACTTCTGGAAAAATAGTACGATACACAAATAATAATTCTGCATCAGCAGACAATAATTTGTTGTTCTTTAATTATGATCAAAGAAAACTTTTTGATGGAGATAACGCATTTCCTTTACCTGTATCAGAAATACCAAGTCCAGAAGACGATAAAGTGTGCCCTGGTCCTATAATTGGGTCTAATTTTAAATTTTATAAAGAATACTCTAAAACTAATGCAACATTTTGGAATACTCCACCAGAAACTCCTCTTTTTAGGAGAGCTCAAACAGCATTGATGAATGCTCAACGTGTAAAAATTTTAGTACACGGAAACATTAATATAACTCCAGGAACTATTGTAAATATTGATTATTTTAATTTTGGAGGACGGTGGATGGTTTATCGTGTAGAACGAACTATAACTGCTCAGAGACATTCCATGTATTTGTATTTAATGCGAGACGGAACCCTCTAATATGCCCAAATACACAGACATAGATCTATTATTCACTAAAAATGAATTAACTGATGATGTTAATTTAAAATACGACAACTCTGCGGTTGTGCAGTCTATAAAAAATATAGTATTAACAACCAAAGGAGAAAAAATATTTGATTCTCGTTTTGGTGGAAATGTATATGATCTTCAATTTGATGATTTATCTCCTCTTGAGTTACAAATTTTTAAAGGACAAATACGAGCAAATCTTGGTGTGTATGAACGCAGAGCCACAATACAAAACATAGATATTGTAAACAGTTTAGACGGTTATTGGAATATCACAATAACGTATAGTTTAGTCTATAATCAGTCACAATTACGAGATGTTCAGATAAAGGTAAACAGTAATAGCTAATGGCAAATCCTAAAATAAACATTTCTTCAATAGATTTTAATGGCATTAAATCGTCTTTAAAAACATATTTGTCTGGAAAACCAGAATTTTCTGGTTATGATTTTTCTGGTTCAGGAATGAATTTATTTTTAGATGTGTTAGCCTATAACACCATGTTTTATTCGTTTTATAGCAACATGATTGCCAATGAAACGTATCTAGATACCGCTAAACTAGAAAACAGTATAGTATCTTTAGTTAAGCCTTTAGGATATCTGGTTCCTAGTAGAACCAGTTCCAAAGTAAATATTACTGCTGTTCCTTCAGGAACAAGCACCACCGTAACCTTATCTGCTTATTCCGATTATTTTTCAGGACTAACTCCACAAGGAACATCTCATAGGTTTTATCCCATAGAAGATGTAACCTTAACAGCAGGAACTGATACGGATCTGGTATTGTATGAGGGAGTTTCTGTGGTTAGAAATCTTCCAGTTTCTGTTTTGGTTGCAGAACAAAAAGCTTTTTTGACTGGTGCTTTTTTAGATATAGACACGATAACAGTTAAAGTTAACGGAGAAACTTGGACGCGTTTCAATACGTACCAATCATCTTCTGGACCGGACGGTAAAGTATATTTTCTAGACAGAACATCTTCTGGTTTTTATCTTATATTTGGAAAACGAACTTTAAACGATTATCAAACTTCTTTTGGTAAAAATATAGAAGAAAATGATGAAGTAACTGTTTCATATCTTATTCCCAGTGGTTCTGTTGCTAACGGTATAACAAATCTACTTAATGCTGGAGTAACAATAAAGAATACATTTACCTCTGGAAGTGGTACGGATTCTCCCGATTTAGATTTAGTGAAGTTTTTTGCTCCCAAGTTGTTTGCTGCTAATGATAGAGCTGTAACAAAAGACGATTATTATGGTCTTTTATTGGCTTCAGGATTGCTACCCGAAGGAATAGACACCGAAGAAGAAATAAATGTATGGGGCGGTGAAGAAAATGATCCTGCCAGCCACGGTCGTGTTTTTGTTTCGTATTCTAATCCAAATCTAACAATAGTATCTCCTGCCGTAAAGAAAAGCATGGAATACTTGAAAGAAAAAAACATTGTAACAGTTATACCTGAATATATTCAGTCTAAATTAGTAAATGTTTATCTGGATGTGCAAGTTATAAGCACTTCTGCAATACAAACTTCTGGAGTTGCTTCTAAAATTAACAGTATATATAACACTCCTGTAAGATTTAACAATAATATAAAAACCACAGACATACGCAGCGCTTTACTTACAACTTATCCCACAATAACAGCAGTTGGTGTTAGTTCCACAGAAATAGAACAAGAAGTAACCGGTTCTGGCTCTGAAAAGATATTATACTTTAAAAATGTGTTATTAAGCCCATCAGGATCGGCTGTCACTGTAAATTCTACACCATTTTCTCACACAAGCCAAATTATAAGACTGGTCGATCAAAAAATAACCGGTAAAACTACAGGAAACATAATAGCTGTAAATAACATAACTGATACTGAAATCACTAGTATGGGAATACTAGGAACTGTGAATTATTCTATGGGAGTAATAGAATTAACTCCTTCTGCAGTACCAATAGACACTACCATCAGAATAAAAGCTAAACTACAAACTCCTGATTCTGTAATAATAAAAGATGAATTTTTGATTAATGTAACATCAACCGTAACCAGAGTTTAACCTATGATTTTATTGTTTACAACAAAAAAATTAAACAATAAAGACTATGTTTTAAATCCTCAGTTACAGGATTTTTCTGATCGTACTCCCGAATTTCAAAGTTTATCGCAGCCTGTTGCTTCGTTTTATACTGCCACTCAAGAATTTAAAGATTGTGCGTATCCTTTAAATATACGAGAGCTCTTCCCGTATTGGGTACGCATTTCTGATAGTGGTAACTCCGTATTAATTTCTTTAACAGAACAATACTATAAATGGTTAAGCTGCAACATAAATGATATAAATTCTGTTAGTTTTTTCAGACTTGAAGATCTTATAGACACAGAAAATATTCCTGAAGAATTAATAGAAAATCTAGCAAATACTTATCTTAATTCTCTTCCTAGAACCGCCATACAAGAAAAAATAGTTTCTCCTCAGTCTGTAAAAAATCTGATAGACAATGTTAAAGTGACTTTATATTCTAAAAAAGGATCAATTGATTCTTTTAAATTAATAATAAACAATTTTTTTGGTGTAGATCCAGATAAAATAACTGTTTCGTATCCTAAAAAGTTTATTCTGCGTTTAAACGGTGGTAGATACGAATGGATGCCTAATGAACCAACAGATGGACCTATTGTAACCGGTTATTCTGAATTTTATCCTAATTCTTCCGCAAGTTATTTAAATTATTCGGTGTTGCAAGACAACGATCAATGGCAAGATTTTTCTTATATCATATCAGCACCGGGAATTTCTTTAGACACATATAATGCTACAGTAAGACCACTTGTTCATCCTGCTGGAACCAAAGATTTTTTTAATTTACGTTTTGATATTCCTGCAAATCCTTTAAGTGATGCAACCAGTTTAACAGAATATGAAATACCAGTTTTAAGAAATTATGCTCTGTATACTTTAGGATCCACAGCTACTATAGCGTATACGTTCGGATGTTCTGGCTCTTATGGTGGAGTTACCGGATATCCTTCTTACGTGTTCCCATCATGGGATGAGCATATATCAACCTATCATTTTGCTGGGATGTCTTTTGCAGACGTTATATTTGAAGATTTTAGACATTTAAAGCCTTTGGCTGGCTATACATATCCAAATGAGGCACTATCTTGTGCATAACCTATCATGAGTAAAAAAAACATAACAAACGAACTGATACAAACGCAATACTCTGTTTTACCAGAATTACACTTAGTTTTTGGTGGTTTAGAAAACCGAACCCCTGATGACGCATTTATTCCTGAAGCGGATGCACTTTTTGCTAGACGTGTAAATAATGTAGAAAAATGTTTAATCGCAGATAATAACGAATGGCAATACGGAAAAGTATATGATGCGTGGAGTCCAGAACTAACAAGCAACAATTATTATGTTTATAATTCTTCTAACAGAATTGTGTATCTGTGCACAGATAATAAACCTAATAACAGAATAGACGAAGATTCGGCAATATCCACAGCTATACCATCACATATCACACCAGAAATACAAACATATGAAGACGGATACAGTTGGATTCCTCTTTTTATGGTTGATGTTAGTCAGATAGAATTTTTATCAAAAACAGATTTGCCCATACCAAATCTGCGAGGAACTAAAAATTATCAATCATTTTCTGAAAAATATAATTCTTTATGTGGATCCGGTGTAACAGCATTCGGTTGTTGTTGTCTATACTTTAAAGATAACAGTGTAGATGAACTAACCGGAGAAGTATATTCTGCTGGTGATCTAACCAATGAAACCATATTTTCTGATTGTTTTGAGTGCCAAAAAATAGCAGACGCACTAAACAGAGAAGTGCTATTTTTGAGTGGTGTCACGACTGGAGGAGTAACTTCGTCACATCCACCAGAAAATCCACTATGTCCAGCAACAAAAACTATAAAAACACTACAACAAGAATTACAAGACGAACAATACACACTATCTCCAGGATCTAGCCGTGAATACGCTTTGTATTTGTTAAATAATTTTGCTAACGATAAAGGTATTATGTCTGCACGAATAGATCTAGCATCGGTTACCGATAAAATAATATCTAACGAAAATCCAGAGCTCCAGATAGCAGATGCAACAGGAACAGGAGCAAAAATTATATTTACAACTGCTCCTTATTCATACAACGAATATGAAGTTACTGGGGTTTCTCTGGTATCTTCAGGAACAAATTATACACAAGTAACAGATTGGGGAGATTTAGAAGGAACTAACCTAGAAGTACTATTAAAATTAATATATTTTCCTGAAAATTTTTATAACGATCCAACAACTTTAATATCAGCAAAAAGAATCAGAATCAAAGTTAACGTTAGTTCTGATGACATTTCTAGTGCAGTGGATACGAATAAAATAACAAAATTTGCGGTTCTAGTAAATCCTAAATTATACGATTCGGATGCACCTGCAATATATCCTGAAGGGGACAATAGTATACGTTCTTTACAAACTTTTGCCTTTGCTGCCACGGGTCCTACAATAGTAGAAGTATAATAAAGAGAAAAATAAAATGAGTATAGTAGTAGACAATCAAACATTAACGTCATTAGACGTATCATTAAGTACTGTAGCAAATTTGTTTGCAAAAACAACCAAACTAAATTCTTATAACATAAATGCCACAGCAATAAGTACAGGCATAAATGAAGGTGGTACCATTTATTCTAATTATGTTCGTATTTCTTCAAGCACAAAACAAAAAGGATATCGAGTAGATCTTTCTGATGCTAAAGGAGTAATTGCTATAAACGATACTATAGCTATTTCTGGTGCAGAGTATCCTACTTATGCGGTAAAAAAATTAATCACTCCAGAAATACAAAAAACTTCAGGAAAATATCTGTCTTTTACAGATATATCTTCTACTCCCATAACTCCTGGTGGATCTAATGCTCCACGCAATTATCTTATAGATATTAGTATAAATATTTCAGATATCTAAAATGACCATACCACACCCATTTACAACCAATTTTCCTTTAAGTCCGTCTCCGTTTAACAGCAGAATAGAAGACCAGATAGACTCTACCAAAAATTATTATGCTGTGGCATTTAAACCTGGATTTCCATTACAAGCAGCAGAATTAAACGAAATTCAAGAAATATTTTATATACAACAGACTCTAACTCACGAAATGTTTGCTAATTGGAAAACCAAACAGTACAATGATTTACTTTCAATCACAGCAACACCATGGAATGGGGCAACACCACTAAATCCAAATTTAATAGAAGCAACAGGTTCTGATGTTATTAATGTTACATGTAAGGCAGGATGGTATTTAATAAAACAAAAAGAAACAGACACATTAAATTCTGTAAATTCTGGATTTTCTGTTTGGGTTTATAATTCTAATGATTTTGTTGTTTTGTCTGCTTATGATAAAGATGCTGCATCTCAATTAGATGGAGATTATGGGATTATTGTAAAACCTGTTGTTATTAATTGTGGTAAAATTTCTCCACCATCAGATAATGACGATCTATCACTAAAGGATTCATCTAATATAAATTCTATAAATGGACCTTGTGGTGCATCCCGACTTAAACTTGAAATAATCGGATTCGGTAAAACAGCAAATACAGCGAATGGTGAAATATTTTGTCCTATATTTAGTGCTACACGAGCCCCCGGAGTTTCCGCAACAACTACTTTTAAAAATGGATACATATTTAAGCAAATATAATAGGAAATATAATTTTTCATGACTATTAATAACTTAACATACTCAGATACCTTTAAAAAGTGGTTTGATACTACTAATTCTGTAATTAGCGAAATAAATGGAATAACTGTTCATAATATTTTAGCTGGTGATGGTATTGGTATAACATCTGCATCAAATATATTTACTATTAGTCATGCTTCTAACGTTTCTGGTGGTGTTACATTTTCTGGTAATGTAAATTTTACTGGTATAGTGTCCTTTACTAATAATCCCACAACCAGTTCATCAAATATAATAAGTATTACACCCAAAACGACAGGATTAACTGCAGGAAATGTGGTTCGTATTGATTCTGTTGGTTTAACTTTAGCTAAAGCAGATTCTGCACTGAATGCAGAAGTATTAGGTGTGGTTGTTAATGAAACTGGAAATTCAAATATTGTTGCTATATCTGGTCTAATAGATAACACCTCATTTAGTAAAACTATAGAAAATGTTTTAGGCGTAGCTGGTGCTACTTTATTTGCTGGAGAAGCTTACTTTTTAAGCTCTATCACAGCAGGAACAATTACAACAAATGAACCAGTAATATACGGACAAGTTTCAAAACCAATTTTATTAGGCGTTACTGCTCAGGCAGGATCATTATTAACATATCGTGGTATTTTACTTGAGGGAATAAGCGCAGGAATTACTGCTGAACTTGATAATAAAATTATTGTAGAGATAGATTATTCTGGAACGGATTCTACAACAGGAAATCCTATTAAAGTTGGTGATCCTGTTTGTTTTTATCGAGACGAAAGTGCTTCAGAAGCTTTAATTAATACAAATAAAACATCATTTAAACTATACGGTAAATTAAATAATTCAACACAAAATTGTGTATTTATTCCAGATATGAGTGAATGGACCAATTCTACAATTTTGACAGGAAAAGAATTTTTAGGTTTAATCAGTAAAATAATAAACAATATTGGTAGTAAATATATCTTAGAAGTTACTGTGCCGGGTGGTTCGTTTAACACAACAATCTCAGAATTAGATTCTAATTTTTACTTAGACACATCATCTACAAATTATTTAAATTTAAATTCAAGCAGTAAATTAGTTACTGCTACTTCTACTAGAAAATTTATAAATCTTTTACACGTAAATGATGGGTTTAACACAGTAAAAATTATTATTGTTCCGTCTGGTAGTTCTGTTTCTGGAGGAGGAGAACCGTCTCCTCCTGCCTATATCACTAGTGGTATAACAGCAGCAACTGAATATTATAATATAATACCTAATGGAGCATTTACTGTTTGGCAACGACCTGCTGTGATTAAATCGGCCTTTACAACATCATATACCGATGATTATCTTCTACAACCAAATCAAGCACCTGCAACAGATGCAAATGGTCGCTATACCTACTATACATACAAATTTTTAGACACCATCGCGGATCGTTGGTTTGTTATTAGAAATTTAGATTATTACACTTATAATGTAGGTCTTAATAAATTTATTGGGTTAACCGCAGGTAGCTCTGTATTAAGACGAGAATTTTCGTCTGATCAAGCAGAAGTTTCTGGATCTCCATTATTTTATATCGATTGTAAATTTAATTACAACTTAAGCCCAGTAGGTCAAAACAGTAAAAGACCCAGAATAGAAAACATTCAATCAAACGCAAGGCTTTGCCAGAATCAAAGAGTTACCTTTTCATTCTGGGGTAAATCTACAGTTTCAGGATCTACTTTAGATATTATCTACAATCAATATAGACCTTCATATAGCAACGAGGCTGGATTTACAGCCGCTTTAGAAGGAAGAACTAATGTAACAGTTTCTTCTGGAGGTATAACATTAGGAACTAATTGGCAACAATACTCTCGTTCTTTTGATGTTAACGTGGCAGGATTTACTTTAGCAAGTACAGAGTTGGGTTGGTTTGGTATGGGATTTGAGTTTCCTTCTAGTACTGCAACTATTAGTTTAGCACAAGCTCAACTGAATATAGGAAATCAAAAGATAGAACCACTAGCAATAAATTATAATGATGAATTACATCGTTGTAAAAAATTATACCAAACTTCTTTTGGGCCTGGTATAACTTATATTAACACAGGTACATCCGCAAATAGATTTGGATCAGCAAACAGAGAAAATACAGAACAGCCAGTAGTATTGTGTTTAACAGGAAATAGTACATCATTTACATATCCAGTACCAATGTATTTGGCCCCTACTACTGTTGATCACTTTTCTCCATATAGTGGTAGATATCTTGCTTCTTATGTGAAAGATAGTTTTGGGGGAGTGAACAAAGATAATACTTCTATAACACCAAGCGACAATCAATCACTTCCTTGGCAAAGAGTCGCGCATGCGAGTGCTGCTATCAATAAACCAAGAGTAGCTAGTACTGGTACTGATTTATCGTTTACACCGTATTCCACTTATGCTAGTGTTACTTCACTATCTGGATTTTTAAATATAACTTATTTGGATACTGTAATTTTTGATTATGTTTTGGATGCGGATATAACAAATAGTGCTTATTCATCTTCTTTCTCTAAGAATTACACATCAACAAAAATTTACTATTAATTCTCATGGCTAATACCACAACCACTTTAAACACTAGACTTTTTGCTCCACAAGTAATTTTAGCACAAGATACTACACGTCTTGCTATTAAACTTAAATCTGGAGAAGGATATACGATACCATCGGGACTTACGTTGGGTGACGTTATTCGTTATGATCCCAATTCAACAGGATATACACTTTCCATAGCAAACTCAGAAATAAATGCAGAAGTTTTGGGAGTAATAGAAAGTATTTCTTCGGGAGAATATACGGTAATTTGCTCTGGTTCTATAAAATATCCATCTAGTAGATTAGGATCTATAGTTTCTGGTGGTGGCGGTGGAATAGATATACTATTTTTAGACGAAGCTATTGCTGGTGGATTGACAGGAACGATTGATCAATCAACCGGAGCAGAGAAAATAGTAAAACCAGTAATTCAGATTGCACCTCATGCGGCTTATAACGGTGTTGTTATGAATTATGTTGGTTATAAAACAGGCAATCAAGCAGTATCACAAGAAGACTCTCCTTTATTACCTGTTGGTTCTATAATGTATAGTGTTCCGAATATTACACCTGGAATAAATTGGATTCGTATAGATTCTAGTGTGCGGATTAGTACCACCGATTATTCTGAATTATTTGCTATATACAGCACGACTTATGGGCCTTATGTTGAAAAACTAACAATCACTGATGGTTATGACCCAGCAACATTTAATACTGGTTTAATTGGAAAAAGAATATATTATGATGGAGATGTTGTTCGAGCAACTATAATTGATGTAGATTCTTCTAATAAACAGTTATTTGTATTGGTTGCAGGAGGAGAAGCGCAATCAACTGTATATCTTAATGCTGGTCCTCTTTTTGCAGATGTTGAAGATGTTGGATTTTTAACTGTAGTTTCTTCGGTGGTTTATGAATTTACAATTCCGGCAGTTTCTGATGATGTGAATATCACTCAAGCTAGTATTACGTTAGTCCCATTTATTAAAGCATACGAATTTGTTTCTATAAAAATACCGGATACAATATCACTGGTTGGTATTACTGCATCAGGGCAAATTTCTACCACAGGAAATGTTGTTGTAGGAGGAAATTTACAAGTCGGCTCTCTAACAGACATAGAAGCAGAAATATTAGCACTCAAAACTGCAGTATTCCCATAATAGTTTAATTTAAAATGAAAATTGTAGGATCCAGTTTAGTATCGTCTTTAGCCAGAGCGTTTTCTGTTACTGGTCCAACTGGAGCGACAGGAATAACGGGCTCAAAAGGATTAACAGGATATGGTTTAACTGGAATTAGTGGTTCTGATGTTATTGGTATTTCTTTAAATAATAGATACATCTTAACTACATTTTCTGATGGAACAACTTATCAATCTTCTAAACAAATTTATGGTACTACTGGTCCTACTGATTATGTTTTAGACATTAAAAATTTAGGAACAGGTTTTAGTTTAGCAACACAAATAAATAAAAAATTAAGTCCTGCAATAAATTTTGGAATTACTCCTTATCAGGAAATTGTTCTTCGTGGTATAACTTTTACAAATAATACTGATTCTTTGTTTTCTGCTAGAAGAAGAACAGTTGGATCAAACATATATTATGAAATAAATTTACAACAACAACAAGGACTAACAGTTGCTTCTAGTTCGTCTTCTACTGTAAATTTATTACAATTTGATAATAATAAAGCAATACAAAGAATAAACTTAGCCTATGGTGTGACGTTAGATAATGGAACTCCTACAAATTTAATGGGAATAAATTTTATAGGAGCAAATATATTTGAAAAGACGAGAGGAATTGGTTGGACTGGTTCAACAGGAGCAGTTAATTGTGTATTTACTCTTGATGGAATAACATGCACATTGGATCCCTTTAAAACAGAATTAGACAGTTTAATGTTTGGTTCTTCTTCAAAGGTTTTTATTGGAGACTTTAAAGATAATAAAACAACTATAGAATTAGTTCCTCCACCGATAGATGGAAATGCTTATTCTTTTGATTTATTTTTATCTGGCGCATTAAATCCAACTAATATTAACAATAGATTTAGAGGTCCTATATATTGGCCAAAAGGAAATCCTCCTTGTTTTTCTGTTGATGGAATCACATGTGGAATAAAGATGACATTTTTTGGTATTAATGGAACATGGTATTCTACTGCTGTTTCTACATCTACAAATTGCTCTGATAATTTATTCAAAACAAATTGCACTAACATAGAAATACCATCATTACCAGAAAATATAATATTTTCAGTTGATGCGATTGGTGCTTGCTGTACTTCCGATGGTAATTGTTCAGAGACTAGTTATTATAATTGTTCTGGTTATTTTCATGGAATAGGAACAACTTGTGGTACTACATTAGACTCAATATGTTCTAAACCGGGAGTTTGTTGTAGAAAAACAATAATAAATGGCATAGAGAATATTGATGCATTTTCTGATCAATTAACTTGTTATGAGTGTTTGGGTTTTACTGATCAAACTGTAAAATTTGCTGGAAATTATACAACAAAAGAGACTACAAATTGTAACAACGTTTTTAATAGGATTGGAGCGTGCTGTAATGGACGTGGTGGTTGTTCTCAACTAACCAGAGAAGAATGTGATCAAGCTAATGGGTTTTATCAAGGAGATGATATTGATTGTGTTGATTATTATGGAAATTCTATTTGTGGTTCTGGAACCGGGCCTTGCTGTATAAATGGAAGTTGCACAGAACAAAGTTATTTAAATTGTTTTGCTAGTAATGGTTTGTACGGCGGTAACGACAAGAGTTGTTCTAATTTTATTTGTCCCACAAAAAATAGTTGTTTAGGATTTATAAATGGTATCCCTGTATATGAAGGTTCGCAATATGCTGGTGGTATTGTTGTTGGAACTTTCAATCCAGGAATATCTGAAATTTTAGGAGCAAAAGAGCTGTTTGATTTTGCTGGATTTACTTTAACAGATAATGATACTTTATGTAAGTTATATAAAAATGCTTCTGATTATTATGCCTACGGAACCACGGGATCATGCTCTTCCGAAAATAATTCTTATGTAATAATAATATACCCATATGATATTGCTATAGATGGTTTTAATAATATTAAAAATCCAGAAACTGAACTCTTTATTCAAAATAAATTTGTATGGGGTGGAACGGGATCTTCTTGGGGACCATTAAACAATATCAATAATAGCTATAATGATGTTACTTTTGTTGATTATGACTATAGAAATACACATCTAAAATTTACAGAAGGTTATTGGTCTCTTGGATTTACCGGAGCAACACAAGCAAATAATCAACTGTTATTGAATAACACATTTGCTACATGTAACTATACAGAAATTTTTGGTAATGATGCAGAAGCAAAACAATTTGCTAAATCTCCGTATAATGCACACGGACTGTGGTATAGGTCTTGGGGCTTAATGAATACTATTAGGGCAATTTCTGCATATAATTTTTATACTTTAAATAAAAATGAAGAAACCTTAGGAATTTACAATTCTTCAGAGTTTGTTGGTATTACAAAAACAAATGCATTTTTAGCAACACGATTAATATCCGATGGATTAACTGCGGAAGTACAAGGAATAACAGCAAATCCTTCATATGTTTCTTCTTGGTTTCTACCAAGTCACGATGAATTCGGATTCATTGCTTCTAAAACAATAAACAATTTTGGATTTAATATTAATCAAAGTTTAGCAAATTATGGCCAACCGTTAAATGGAACATATTGGACTTCTACTGGAACATTTTTATATTCAAATAATGAAGGAATATATGATGGAATAAATAAACCGTCTCCTGGTTCTGTTGCTATAGCTATTAATATTGATGTAAATGGAGATTTAACTCAATATAATGTTCTAAAATTACCTAGAAAAACTACTAGTTGCAAAGTTCGACCAATAAGAATAATACGATGTAATCAAGATGTGCCAAATCTTAAATTGTGGTCAATTCCAAAAATTATAAACAGTAATATAAATTAAACCCATGCTACAACGAATAGGATCAACAACTATACCCATAAAAAATAATAAAATCTCTCAAGGATTTTCTTTTATGGGTCCAACTGGCCCAACGGGTCCAACAGGATCGACCGGTAATACTGGTTCTACAGGAAATACTGGAGCAACGGGTATTGGTGTATTTTATTTATATCCCATAAATTCGGATGGAATAACACTATATTTAACCATACCAACCCCCCCAATAGAGTTGATCGGTATATCGGGCCAATCTCCTACAACCACAGAGTCTTTTAATCTATTAAAAAATAAAATTAATGTTTTGAATGCAGGAGCAACGACAAGTAATCAGTTTTTATTTACAGGATTACCTGGTCAAGCAGGATTTACTGCTTATTATGCTTCATTCAAGATAAGTGGAGATGGTTTAACTGCATATTATAGTGGTGATGATATAGTTTTTAAAGGAATTACTGTAAATTATGGCATAGGTGTTTCAGGTTCTGTTCTTGGTTCGTTTGGTAATACTGCAAATGCAATTTTAGATCCATCAAATAGTTCATTATTTACTTATAAAGAAAATTTAGTAGGAATTACAACAGAAAACATAGCATTTGCAAAATTAAATTCTTTTTTTCAAGCAAAAAATTCTACTGGTATTACTAATATAAATTTAACAAAAATAAATGGTTTAACATTTATAATAAAAAATCCTTGGAATATTTTTACAAATACATTTTATATTGAAGGAAATACTTGGTCTTCTCAACAATTATATCAGTCTAATTATTCTTCAGTAACAGGCCCACAGGGAGTTTCAGCTCCTCAAATTTATAATATAGACATTTTTAATACAACAAACACTACAAATTATGGATTTAGAAAAGTTGGTTCTTGTTGTTATTGTGAAGGTGCTGGTCTTAAAACTTGTATTGATTACACAACAGAAAAATACTGTATAGATATTATAGACGGAATATTTTCAACAGATCCTTGCATTACTAGAAGAAATAATGTTGGATCTTTTCCTTGTGATGATTTTGGATCCTGTTGTGTAAATGGAAATTGTGTTAATACTTCCAGAGAAACTTGTACTAAATTTGCTGGTTCTGTATTCAGTGTGGATACTCTGTGTGCTGATGCTAATAATGCCTGTAATCCTTAATATAGAGTATTATAAATAATAAAAAATGCCAACAATTATAGGAAACAGCATAATACAAAACACAGGCGGTGCTACCGGTCCACAAGGACCACAGGGGCCACAAGGACCAACAGGGCCTATCGGCACTACAGGAAACACTGGTAGTGCTGGACCTACTGGTTCTTATATTGCTGGAATAACAAAAAATCAAAATAATCATTTAATTTTTGAATTGTCTGATGGAACTTTATTGTACAGTGGAAGTGCCTTTACTGGACCTACTGGCACATATTCAAATGTATCAGGAATAACTTATGTGTCTCCGGGATTTTTATCAATATTTAAAGATGTAGATGGAGGCAAAACTTTACAATTTAGAGGGATCTGTGGTTCTGAAAATGTAATTGTGCAACAAAATTATGATAAATCAGCATTAAATATTATTTTTAATTCAATCAGTGGATCTGCAATATACGGAAATACTTCATCAAATTATTTAATATATTCAGATGATAATTACACTGCTACTAGTTCCAAAATAGGAATAACATCTGATATTTTATCATTTGGTCTTACAGCAACAGATGGAGCTACTGGAAATTATGTAAAAGTATTTTCAGATTTTACTGAAAAATTATATACAATATCGAGTGTTGCTAGAGACCAGTCTCCTGGATCGGTATCACTTAATGATGTAGTAACTGGAGCATCTAATCAAGGATTGACTGTTAATTTAAATAAATATTCAGCATACTTTTTACAAACACCAATCGGTATAACAAATTTTGTTTGTAATTCAAATACAAATATATTACAGTCGTATACTTTTTTTATAAATGGAGAGGATCTTTGGAATTTTCCAAGTAATGTCTACTTTGAAAATACTGATAAAGGAGTTGGAAGATATGATTTCTTACAAGGAATCAATATTATCAATATGTGGACCACGAATGGTGGTGTTTCATTCAATGCCTCTATAATAGAACGTGGTATTGGTCCTCAAAAAACATATTATTCAGATTCTGTTGGTTCTTGTTGCTATAATGGTGGTTCTTCTTGTCAAGAATACGTTTCTCCTTCATTTTGCGAATCTTTAAGTGGTGTTTTTTCTCCACTAAAAAATTGTGACACTACTTGTGGTGTATTTGGTAGTTGTTGTATTCAAGGTAACTGTTATGATAATATAGAACAATCAATCTGTTTAGGGTTTGGTGGTTCTTTTAGAACTCAATCTTGCGCTGAATTGTCATGTCCTCCAGTTATAAAACAAGGAGCATGTTGTCAGCAATACGGAACGTGTTTAGATAATATTTTAGAAGCAAATTGTAATCCTAACTATTTTCATTTAAATAAATCATGTGCAGAATTAAGCACTACTTGTGGTTCTAATACGATAGGAACGTGTGGAGAACCTATTAACTGCACAGTATATTCCAATCAGACAAGATCTGCTTGCGATGATTTAAAATTATCGGATCCATCTTTAAACTTTTATCCTAATAATGATACAGTAAATCCTTGGCCAGGTTGTGCTACTGGTAATTGTTGTGCCAGTGACGCAACAATTCCAGAAAGCCCGACTTGGGCTTGTTATGGTGCAAGAACAAAACCACAATGTGATGTACTGGGTGCAGGACCAAATAAATCTAGTACATGGCACATAGGAGTAACAGACTGTAATATTCTCGGGGCAAGTAATTGTGTAAACCAATGTGTTGGAGGCTCTTGTTTTGGCTCTTGTTGTGTGGATCCTTCTCGTAATGAAGGAGTAAATTGTATTAGAGCAACCCAGACTGATTGTATTAATACTTATTTTGGAACATGGTATGAAGGATTCCCATGCGCTTCTGATATTTGTGGTAATTATCCAATAGTTGTGTATGGTGCTTGTTGCGTGGGTGATACTTGCCAAGTAACAACAGAACAAAATTGCACAGCATTAGATGGAGGCAGTTGGTCTGCGTATACCCCATGTACTATGTCTACTTGTGTTGATACCAATGTTTATGATTTCTCAATAACAGAAACAGACGGAACACTACTAACAAATGTTTATTTAAATACTGCTACCAATCCATACAGTAAATCTTTTAATATTGTTGTTACCAGTAATTCTCCAAATCAATTTAGGCTATCTTTGCCTACCGCCATCATAGATAATGGTACAACTTATACAATAGTTAGATCCTCTGGAAACGATAGCACACTGTTAAACAGTGGAGCAACAATACCTATTACTGTTACTGTTTCCGCCAATACTAGTTTAATAGGTAGAAATGTCTCTCTTACAGGAACAATTAAAAATATAAACAATTTAATAGTGAAAACGAGACAGATTAATGTTGTTGTTGGTTCTCCTATTCCTGGTATTGATGGATGTTCTAGTTGTTCTGCTAGTACAAATACTGCTAAAATACAATTAGAGGGAACTATAAAAAGATATTGTTTAGATTGCCAAAAATATGATTCCACCACAAAAACATTAAGACCGTATCCTGTAAAAGAACAACAAATTTATGCTAATGTTTGTGTAGATAAAAACACAGCAGTTCAGTGTGGTTGGGGAATTACACTCGATTGTGTCACTTACGGTGCGATAGATGATGTTTGGGATTGTCGTTACTCCTCTTCTTCTGTTGATAATGGAATAGCTGTTGCTTCGTATTATAATTGTCCCCATGTTGAGTATGGAACAGATAATAGTGATCTAACACCATATGCAGGATTTTGGGAAAAAAATAAAAGAAGAACTGGAGCATCTTCTACTTTTAATTGCTCTGTTGATCCTAATTCTACAGATTATACTAATTCTTCAGCGATTTCTATGCAACCTAATCCTTTAGCTCCAAACTCAATAAATAGCTCAAATTACTGGAGAATTCTTATATCAAGGAAAAATAATGGTTGTGCTGGCGCTTCACCAACAACAAACAACACAGCAAAAGGTGCAGTTAAAACTTACAGTGGTGGTAACTGTTTTGGTGTTACTTTAGATCCATATTATTCCGAAATAGAGTGGTCTCCAAATACTACTGCAAAATTAGGAAAATATTTCAGTGCTTCTTCAACAAACACCAGATTAACCAATATAGCAACAAGAATATTAAATTTAACAGTAAATGATGGAAAAACTGTTACATGGAATGGTTCATCGTATTCTATAGATTCAAAATTAGCATTTAATCCAGACAGACAAAATCAATCTGTTGCCATAAATTCTGGTGATTGGGATTGTTGTAGTGGTATAAGTCTTTCTCAAATTCAAAATAGCGGAAAAATAATATTTTCAGAACCACCACCTGCAGGAAAAATAACAAAATATTTATTGTTTTTAATTAAAAAATCAACATTAACAAATACTACTAATACAGCAACGAGAACTACCTCCACTACAACTTCTGCTACAAATTATAATTCAAATGGTTGTAGATCTAGTTATTCATTATCAGTGGTAAAAATGATATTTAATTCTGATGGTTCTTTTGACGCTCTTAATAGTTGTTCGAGTAATTTTTTAAGTGGACAATCGCAGTTTCCTTGGAAGGGAAATGGATATTATAAATCAACAAGATTAGATAGTTCTTGTATTGATTGTAGTTATGCAACCACAGAAACTTTGTATTCCGGATATCCAACACCTCTGTGGGACGCAATGCTAATAGGAGAAATAAATCCGTCAACAGATTTAGATTCTTCTAAAAATTTAATTTTTGAAACAGTAACCGATTATGATTCAAAAAATGTAGATGAATATTGTGATTTCTTATCAAATGATATTAGATTTGTACCAAATATCAATAATTATTGGAAAAATATATCAAATAAGAAACCAAAATTCACTCAATTACCGCTGGATGATGGTTACTTATTTGCTTATAGATTTAAAAAATTATACAGCGGTTCTGTTGAATGTGCCACACTCAGCACCAAACTACAAACAATATGTTCTGGTAATAATTTTACCGCTTCTGGTTGTTTGATTGGAGAAGATCAGTATTCACATACTTCATATTATTGTGAAACAGCTTTAACAAAATCACCAGTAAAAATTCTTTCAAAAATAGTTAATGAAAATTCTAATTATAACTCAAGCAGATACGATGAAATTTTACAATATAATGTAAAACAACTTCCAGCACCCAATCAAGACCAAGCATCTCATGCTGTTACGATTATTGCTGGTTTTGATGCCCCCGCAACATCGGCATCTGTGAGTGCATTTAACAGAAGTGTTGACATCGAAGCCGGTAATGCTTTTTATGATACTGGTGGACAGTTTAGTGGTTACTCTCCTAACGCCATTCCTGAATTTGATTTTTCTGAAAATAGGAATTCAAATAAAATTCAAAATTGGTTAAATAACTCAAATCAAAAATATACAATCACTTCAACTGTGTATGCTACTGGTAATCAAGTTGGAGGATTACTTGACTACTATGGAGATACTCCTGTAGTATCGTCAGAATTTACAATAAGGCAAACCCCAACCGGAACCGTTTTAACTCAACCTTTTGATGTAAATCCTGCAATTTCTATCACAGCAACAAGAAACACATCAAACAATACCATACAATCTGCATCCATAACAGTTAAACCAAACATATTCTTACAAGCAAGTAGTACAGAAGTTCAATTGAGTACTTTGGTAATGGATGCTTGGTTAGTGAATCCTAACTATGATGATGCTTCTGGTATGTTATTGAATGGTAATACTGGTTTTGTAAAAACCGGTTTGTATAGTAGTTCTGCTAATGTTGCAGCGAATTTACCAGGTGGTGCGGGTCAAACCCGAACTTTAAATGTGACAAAAACAATAGGTGGTACTGTATATGGTATTCCATTAAAAATAATAAATGGAGAATATTTTGGGTCTGTTGTTGTTTTCTTAAAAGTAACAGCATTTATTAACGATAATACAGGAAATCAAATCACAGATATTAGTAGACAGGGCTCTACTATTCCGAGAACTCGTGATATAGTAAAAATTTTACAATTTGATTTTAAAGTTGACGGTACAGTACAATCATTAAATGATACCGATTTAAATGTTTTATCAATATTAGATGATAACAATTTAAAGACAAGTCAACCACGAATACAAAATAGATTAATAAATAATATGTGTATAGCATTAGATTGTAGTAACAACGAATTGTTATGCGATAATTTAATTGGATGTTAAAATAAATGTCTATTCAATTTAGAACCAGAACTATAGGCCAAGAACTCCCAACAACGATTGCGGATAGTTCTGGATCTGGTTGGTGTTGTGGATTTGGTGGTGGTTATACTAAAGCAAAATGCATATCTCTTGGTGGTTTTTTTCTACCAAACGAATCAAATGATGTAAATTGTAAAACCATTTCTCCATGCAAAATAAATAAACTTAACGACAGCTTGGGCGGCGCGTGTTGTTATTGGGATAAATCTGGTGATTTTTTTATAAAAAAATGTAAAACTGTAGACAGCAAAATAGAATGTGATAATCTACACAAAGGATTGGACGAAGGATTAAAATATAATTTTTATCCAGGAAGTTCTTGTGTTGTTGATGGTGGAGATATTGTTTGTAATGGTGTAAAACCAACACGCGAAGATTTGGATAATAATTGTAATCCTGACAGTATTGATAATTGTTTTGATTCTAAAAATATATTAGGAACTTGTTGTACCGATACAACAGAAGAACAAAAAAGTATTGGTTGTAAAATATCAACAAAAACAGAATGTGATACTGGTTTTTGGTCTCCTCCATATTTTGGAAAAATAATGTCTTGTGGTGGAAATACTTATCCATGTTATGGTGCGATGTTTTCTGGTAAATTTCTACCAGATGATGCGGCAAATGCTAATTTTACAACAGTAACAACAACTGATAATTACATCCAAAAACTTCCAACAATAGGAGATTATTATCAAGGAGGAGTTTATGTTGGTATTTTTAAACCAGGATCACCTTTAAATTCTACGGGATCTGTAGTTTATGGAAATCCTATAGGCGGACCAATTAGTGATAATTATGTCGCTCGTGGAACTGGTGAAGGATTACAACAAGGAAATTCGTGGATACTAATAGCAGATACTGATGATTTTGATTTAAGACCATACGAATTAACAACCAAATTTATTAAAGACGATTCAAAGAACTCGTCTACGTATGATGGTTTGTATAACACTTATAAAACACTTTCTCACAATTCAGAGTTATTTAATTCTATAAAAAATTATAAAAAAAATGGATTTATAGATTGGTATATTCCCAGTCAGGATGAATTGGCATTTTATTTTAAAAATATACCTTATAATTATAATTCTAAGTATTATAATAATTTACTTTATGAACAGTATATGTCTTCAACTGTTTTTTTTGATTATTTTATACCAAATTTAAACGAAGTTGATTTATTAATTTATTCTCAGTTAAACACCAAAGATAATTACGGAAAAGTTGTTGTGTCTTCTCAGTATACTACCATGGGTATTAGATTGTTTAGACGGATTTATCTGGACGCTATTAGCACAAAAGGATTTTCGTTAGAACAAAGACCTAATTGTGAGACTTGTTTAAATGATGCTGCTAGAAGACGCAATGAAAAAATAAAAGTACAAAGAAAACTGGTAGAAGATCTAGAAAATCAAATATTATTGGGAATTATGCCTGATGGTAGTCCTGTTGATTGCAATAATCAAGCAGAATTCAGTGAAGTCTGTTGTTGGCAAGCAGCAGAAGACGGTCTTTTAAATTTAATAGAACAGCAGATTGATTGGACCAGCGAAGGAGCAATCGCACTATATCTCGAACTAGTATCACTATTATTAGGAATTGATTTAGGCACTCTTTACCAATTGTTTAATATTACCAGAAATCCAGCAGCATTCTTTTGGTATGGTGTGTTTCCACCAACCAATAGGCCTCCACTTCCCGGTGAAGCAGGAGGATGGGTAAAAGTTACTAGAAAAGTAGGAGGAAGGACAACTACGGCTTGGGAACCATCGATGAGGAATTCGCAAAGCGCCGGAAAACTAATAGATGGTCTTAATGGTCGAAATGGTTATGTACAACAACTAGAATTCAGGGAAGCAGTAGCAAGAAGCAGTGTTCCACCAGATCAAGAAGAATTAAATAGAATTGCCAGAGAAAGAAGAAGAGTATGGCAGTTATTTACAAAACGAGGAATACCAAATCCAGGAACTGGCACTATTATATATTCTCAACCTACCATAAAAGATGTTAGCACTAAAAGACTAGTAGTTCAACAATTTAAAGAAAATTTAAAAAGAGTGGGCAGAGGATTGACAACGGAACTACGACGTGCTGGTGTAACAGCTGGTAGAAATTTATTACGAAATTTATTATTAAGATCACCACTTCTCCTTGCGGCTCTTGGTGGTGCCGCTCTTGCATTAGTCTATAAACTTTTAGAGGACTACGTTGCTTGTTGTTGGGCACTAGAAGAAACTCTTAAAGAAGCGCGGGAACGCGCATGGGGTAGAGACGATTGTAAATGTAGTCCGAGTTGCTTAGATCCAACTTCAACATTTTGCTCGTATTGTGATTCAGCCAGTAGAGGCTGTTGTAAGGGCTCTTGTTCTGATTTAGAATGTCTTGGGGCTATAGGAATGATTAATAAAGATTACGAGCAGGATGTATTTAGTTGTTGTAGCAATGGTACTTTGTGTCCAACTCCAGGAAAACCAAAACCAAAAATATGTCAAAATTTTCCTAATTGTCTCCCTAAAACAGACGGATGCCAATCGGCAGATGATAATTTAATCACTAATCCTTTAGAAGGCAAATGTCGTCCAGGAGGACCCAGAGAACAGGACGATAAACCAATAACTACAGCACAAGAATAATAAATTTTCGTATAGTTTGTTTATACATATAATAAAGGAGTTTATATTATGGGATGTGGATGTAATAAAAATAAACAAAATTCAGAATTTAAAGAACAATCTCCAACGAGTGAAACTAAAAATATACTTTCTCAAAAAATGAGCATGGTTAAAAGTTTTGCTTCCGCGATTGCTTCTCGTGGTTTATCTAATAATAAAGTAAATAAAGCCACAAAACAATTACGGGTTCTTAGTTGTTTTGGTAATCAACACACTGGAGGAGAATTACCTCCTTGTGAGTATCTAAAACAAAGCACTACACCAGGAAAACATTACTGTGGAGGGTGTGGTTGTGGAGATAAACCAAGAACATGGTTAATGGCAGAAGGAGAAGAATACAGTAAATTAGATTATCCAAATCTAAACTGCCCATTAAATATGCCAGGATTTACTAATTATCAACCCAGCAAACCCGATGAAGCAAACTCTCCAATAACTAGAAGATATTATCTTGAAAATATAGATTATAACGAGATAATTAAAACTTCGGTTTCTCTTCCAGAAGCCCCACCTAACGAATCAGCCAATAAAGATCCCCAACAAGAGACAACAAATAAAGATCAATAATAGTCTTAAATTAATTTTGCCATAAATACTATTGAGGAGTATTATGGCAGCACCAAATTCAAGAGAATCTATCATAGAATACGCTTTTAGGCAACTAGGAGCTCCTGTTATTGAAATAAACGTAGACTGGCAACAAGCCGAAGATCGTTTAGATGATGCTCTTCAATATTTTACTGAACGCCATTTCGATGGGGTAGAAAAAGTCTTTTTTAAATATCAGTTAACTCAAGCTGATATTGATAATCGTTACATCAATACTGAAGATATAGATTCTCCAAATGAAGTTGATGGACCAACCGGAAACGAGATTGTATCTGTAATTAAAGTCATGCAGTTTGGGCCTTTTACAAACATTAATATGTTTGATGTTCGATATCAGTTGGCATTGACAGACTACTTTGGTATAAACAGAAACTTAAGTGGTGTTTATTCTATGGGTCTTGCTTCATATGACTCAACCAAACGATACATTCAACTGATACAAGATTTGTTTCAACCAGAAAAAACAGTTAATTTTAGTAAAGTCACAAATCGTCTATACTTAGAAATGAACTGGGGAGAAGAAACTAAAGCAGGTGATTGGATTTGTATTTGGGCATACGCCGCATTAAACCCAGAAAAATATACAGAAATATTTAATGATCGTTATCTTAAACGATACGTTACTGCTTTAATTAAGCGTCAGTGGGGCGCAAACATGTCAAAGTTTGATGGAGTAGCTCTTCCAGGTGGTGTTACCATGCGTGGAGGACAAGTTTATATGGAAGCATTAAATGAGATTGCTGCTATAGAACAACAAATGCAACGCGAATATGAACTACCAGTTAATTTTATGACAGGTTGATATGCCAACTAATCCGTATTTTAAAGATTATTCAGGAGAACAAGATCTAACAGAAGATCTCACCATAGAAATTATAAAAACTATGGGTCGAGAAATGTTTTATATTCCTAGAAATATTCTTGAATTAGATAAATTATTTGGTGAGGGTGTTCGTGTAAATTATAAAAATGCTATACCTTTAGAAATGTATATTGATTCTGTTAGTGGGTTTCAGGGACAAGGTGATATAGCTTCTAAATTTGGAATAGAAATAAAAGATAATGTGTTTCTTACTTTATCTAAAAAAAGATTTATACAAGAAATACAAACACGATTTCCAAAAATAACAAGGCCAAGAGAGGGAGATTTAGTATATTTTCCTTTATCTAAAGCCTTGTTTGAGATAAATTTTGTAGAACACGAAAATCCTTTTTATCAACACGGAAAATTATATTCGTATCGTCTAACATGTGAATTAT